CGCCTCCTGCTGAATGGTCCAAGCATCTCATCCTCCTTATGCCAGCTTGAATCCAGTTATGAGAGATCCCTTCTTTACCGTCACCGCTGCGGCGTTGGAGACCACCTGCGCCCACTGCATCTGGAGGTTGCCGGGGGTCGCGCCATTGGTGGCGATGCCGGCAATGGTGATGAATCTGTCGACGTTCGTCACCCCGAGGGAATCTGCTGTGCCCGACACCCGCCACTCATGGAAGGCTATCGTGCTCCCCGTATCGGAGTAGATGGTGTACAGCGCCAGGCTCCCCGATGGGAACGTGAAGGCAATCTTGATGTCCGCAACACTGGAGCTCGCGTCGTTCACTAGCACTCCGACGCTCACATACCAGATGTCGTTAGCACCCATTGCGAGGAAGAGGTGGTCGTCATTCTGGAGCGTGGTGCTCGAGGTCACCGATTCATCGGCAGACTTGTAGGCAAGGAGGTGCGCGGTGGAGTTCGTGTTGTCCCGAACATAGGTATTGAGTTCGGCGGCGGGAAGTGCGGCACCCACCGACCACGTCTTTGGATCTGTCCAAGAAGGCATTATCTAATCAGCTTTCCAGGTCCATCCAGCACGCCATAGACCGGGTCATCTAGGAGGAATGCTGCTTCACCTGATGCTGGACTCACCCTCAGTGTCGTGCGCCACTCGCCACCACCAGGCGCATCGTGGGAGATTCCCTCGATGTATGAATCCTGGGAGAGTGTGCTTGAACCCACTGGAGTCTTGATGATGAGCACGCGGTCACGGAGCTCCCGCGTTAGCACCTGGCCCCAAAGCCCGTGGCCCATGGCGTTGTCCGCTAGGCCCTCAATCCGTAGCACGGGTTCGGCGTACTTGCCCACAAGCTCCTGCGCGAAGTCCGCCACATCATTGTCGTTGACAAGCTGGACAATCTCGGTGCCGCCGCCCACGGGGAACGATCGAATGCGGTACTTCAGCTGAGACGCAGCACTAGAGGCAACCTGCTCGGTGCCACCGGTCCGGATTAGGTGCGCGTCATTTATCAGGAGAATGTCGGAGAAGTCGAGCGTGATGTCCCGGTAGCTCATCACGCCCGAGCCGTCGTCTGTCCAGGTACGGCCAGAGAAGTCCGGCGTACCTAGCGAGTCGAAGCGGCCAACGAAGTTCACCTTGCCGTCCCGGCCCATGAACAATCGCCCGCCTTCGGCATGCTCGATGTCCTGGAGGTGCTGGAGTGCCGAGACGTTGGTGAGAGTGACGGCCGGCACCGTGGATGCCCCAGTGGCGATGGTCCGGTCTGCCGCAGGCCACCCGATCGCATCGAGGATGGCGGTCACACGGGCTCCGCTCCCCTGCTGCGAGAGCGCGCTGCTTACTGTGGCCAGGGAGAGCACCTTGAATCCGTCTACAAGGCTGACGGCTACCGTCTGGTCCACGCCGCCGGGGAACGTGGCCGGCCAAGCTTCAACGAAGCCGGAGAAGATCGGATAGGTAACGGCGTTCCATGTCGCCCTGATTCGGATGCGGCGCATCGGGAGCAGATTCGGATAGTAGGGCGACGTGGTGCTCTGTGGCGTGAACCGCCCGGAGCGATTGTCCAGGACGATGGTTGCCGTACCGGCCTCCACGCGCTGGAGCTCCCGCTGCGAGCCCCGCTGGGTGCCCCAGCCCCGCACGTACTGGGTGATATCCGCAGCCCAGGTTGGTGTGGTGCCGGGGTCAAGTAGGTCCAGCTCGACGATGAGCGTGGGCAGGGCCATCTAGAGCCCCGTAGTCGCGTTGCGCGCCTTCAGCTTGAGCAACTGGTCGCGAGTGATGCGTGCAAGTACCTGGCCGTCAAGCTGGAGGACGATATCTCCGGTGAATCCGCCCAGCATTCCGGAGCCGAGCGGGACGACAGCCTCTGGGCCAGCCTCGCCAACCAGGGCCAGCGTGGGGTGCCGAACGATGCCGCCGTGCTGTAGGGGGACCGGATGCCCTCCCACCTGAGTAGCACTCACGGTCGTCTGGACCTGCGAAGGGATATCTCCCAGGGCGTTGATGTAGTCCCTGATCTTCCCGATTAGATCTCCGACATCCCCCTTCTGGATTCCGAACTGCTTGGCGGTCTCCTTGATCTTGTCAATCACGGCCCCCTGCTTCTCGCCAGCGTCCACGAGTTCCTTGCCATAGCTGATGACGGCATCCTCAAGGCCAAATTGGGCTTCTATTGCGGCGATGACGGCATCTTCGTAAGCCTTAGTGTCTTCCTTGCCCTTGCGCTCTAGTTCGTTGAGCTTTCGCTGGGCCTCCGCAACCTGGTTGGCTGAATCAACGATCCCAAGGAAGTTGTTGGAGAGACTAAGAATGGCGAGGCGCTGTTCTCGCGCCGCGTCAGTGGCCTCGTGCAAAGCGCCCGTAACTTTCTCCAGAGACTGCGTCACGCCTGCCGTAGCTTTAGCAGCAATGTCGCTGGCCTGCGCCCCAGACCTCTCGGCCTCTGTTGCAGCGAGGACACCAGCCCGGAATTCCTCAGCGGAAATCTGCCCAGCGTCAAGATCGTCCTTCAGTGCCCGCAGCGTGTCACCATACCCTTCGGTGAAGCGCTGGCTGCGCAAGACAACTTCGTCAACTTGGGTCATTGCCGAAACTGTCGTGGCCAGTACAGAAATGAGGGGCAGAAATACCTCCGCGAGTTCCAGCCCCGCGATCTTGAGATCGTTCAGCGCCTTTTCCATCTTGAAGGCGGAACCCTCGCTGGTTTCCTTGAAAGCCTTATCGAGTGACCCCGTGGAATTGATGATGTTCTTGAACTGAGCATCGACCTTCGTGGCTTCCTGTGTCGTCAGTCCGAACACGCCCGTCAACGCACGGACATTCGGAACGAGTTGTCTCATCACGTCGATGTTTCCGCCGGATCGCTCCTCTAGCATCCGCAGTGCGGAAATTAGGCCACCCTCGGACAGCGCGGTGCGCACATCGTCGGCCGTCAGGCCGAGCGTATCCAGGGCCTTGCTCGTCTGCTCGGTCGGCGCAAACAATGCAGTCAGGAGTCCCCGCATTGCCGTTACGCCCTCATTGACATCGAGCCCGATGTTGGATAGGGCGGCCAGTGAAGCCGTTACCTCGCCGAACTCGATCTCTGCTTTCGAGGCAATGGGGAGAATGCGGCCAAGGGCTGCGGCGAACTCCTCGGGCTCCGCAGAACCCTCGCGCACCGCAGCCACCAGCGTGTCGGTCACTTGCGTGGCCGTCAGGCCAGCGTCCGCATAGGCATTCATGGCATTCGCCGTAATCTTCGCCACGTCCACGGTGGAGCCCAGGCCAGAGGCAGCGGCCATCGCCGACTGCTTCAGGGCCTTCATCACGTCCCCGGTGTCCAGGCCGGCCGACGACAGGAAGAACAGGGCGTCAGCAAGTTCCTTGGGAGCGCGGGCCGTGTCGCCGGCAAGGTCTAGGACTTCGCCCTTCCACTTCTCGATATCCTTGGCCGAGGCGTTCGAGATGGCCGCGATGCGAGTGAATGCTTTGTCGTAGTCAATCGCGGCCTTCACGCTAGAGGCCGCAAATGCAACCACCGCCGTGGCTGCAACCCCTATCGCAAGTGTGGATAAACCCCCGAACTTGGACACGGCAGAGCTCATGCTGCTCGTGGCAGTTTGGGTTGTAGCCGCGGCCTGGGCCATCCCGGCCTTGAGGCCGATGGTATTAGCCACGACAGCGACGACAAGGGTGCTAATGGTTGGGATGGTTGCTCACCTCTAGTGTCCCCCGGGCGGGGTATTGTGGGCGTGGGCCAGGGTCACTAGACTCTGGAACATGGACACACTTGGCCTGCTGCGTCGGCGCTGGCCCACCCTCCTGCTGATTGGAGCAGCCGTAGTGATGTACTCCCTCGGTCTGTACATCGGCTATCGAACGGGATGGACTCAACGTATCCTGGATCTCATCTCTCGGTTCTAAAGTCATTCTTCAGCCATCTTCATCAGTGCCTCAAATCCTTGGCGCACCGCATCCCCCTGGGTGAGTTCTCGATACCAGGCGGGCATGAAATCGCGGGTCTTCAGATTGCGGGTCTGTTTCCCGCCCCACAAGCGAGCCATGATCATCCCCGTCTGCGCGAAACCGACATCAATGCGCTCGTGTGGTAGGAGCGGGCCATAGACTTGCTCATAGGCAACCCACTCGGTCAGCTCGTTCGAGCTCATCGCCTCACCAACCACCGACACCGGCAGCCCCAGCGCGAGTGCTACTCGGAAGAGCTGTACTCGTCTGGGGCTGGCGTGAAAGTTTCGACCGCCGCCTCTAGCTCCTTGTTGGACAGACCGTTGAGCTTCGCCACGGCCGTGAAGGCGCGCATGATGATGGGGAAGTCCCTATCTGCCAGGGCCTCGAAGTCGGCGTCGGACAGGATGCGATTGCCTTGCTCATCTACGAGACAATGGAGCAGCATTCGGAGCGGCATCTCCATCGGCTTCACACCCTCCGATAGATCCACCTGATCCTTGGCCGACAGGACGCGGACATAGATGCCCTCGCCCCACTCCGGGACTTCCTCCAGCCGGTGTGGCTTCTGGTTGCTTGAGCTATCGAGGATGCGCTCCCTGGGCCCCATCAGGATGGGGTAACCACGCTAACGCCCGGAGACACGATCTTCAGGGTGCAGTGCATCTCGTAGGCCCCGGCATCTGTGGTCTCCTCCTCGTATTGCGTGACGAAGGCGGGGAACCGCAGCGCCCGCGTTGCGAAGCCCGGATGCTGAAGCTCGTAGTTACGCGACGCCGGAACGGTGGCATCGTAGTCGGCTTTGATTGCGACATGCTGTGCGTCCGCAGGATCGAACGCCACCGACAGCGTTACCTCGGTCCCCTCTTGCCGACCGGGGATGAAGTCCGACCAGGAATCCCCGTGTGCGGACACATCGATCAGATTGCGGCTTGAGCCCACCGCCGAGAGGCTCATGATCTGGCCCACCGTCACGTAGGTCGAGCCTGTCGAGTTCCGCTTCAGGAACCCGGTATATCCAGCTACCTTGGTCACTTATCCATCACCCCCTAGAGTGTGAAGACCGTGCACGTAACGGTTGCGGTGACCGAGTGGGTGATCGTCACCTGGCCGTTGGCGTTGTTGAAGCGGGTCGGATCGAACGGCCCGAAGATCTTGTCACCCGTAGTAGCAGGAACCGAGCCACCACCATCATGGTCGGTGCCCTGGTTGCAGGCTACCAACGAGTCAATGGCCACCGTGTCGGCCCCGGCGTTGCCATTCTTCACCTCGATGTACGTCTTTCCGTTGTTGGCGAACACGTCGCTCGCGGCCACCGCCACAAACGTCGGGGTTACTCCCGCGATCGTCGCCTGCTGCACCGTCAGTGTTGCCATCCTTCCTCCTTATCTCAGCGCGGCCTTGAAGACCGCCGCCATGGCCGCCAACACCGCATTGACGGTCTCGTCAGCCGCTTGCTCCCCATAAGGCTGCGGCTCCATGAAT